GAGAGATAATAGAAGATTTACAATGCGTGACATTGCAAAACTTGAACAAAGAATCGAAAACTTAGAAGATATAACAAGTTTGAGTATGCTTGAACTTAAGGCACAAACTTTAGAAGTAACTGATGCAAATGGTCTTAATAGATTTAAATCTGGATTTATTGTAACTAGTTTTAAAGATAAGTCTCTTGCAGACAAGAGATATACAACTATTGACATTAGTAAATCAGATCCAACTGGGATTATTCCTGTAGATTTTTGGTCAATTTCGGCAGAATTAGCACTAGATCCTGGTATTGATAGGTCAACAACAGATATAACTCAAAATTTAAAATTGTTAGATCCAAATATCCAAAAAACTGGCGATTTATTAACTTTAAAATATGAAGAAGTTGCTTGGATTGAACAACCTCATTCTACAAATGTTGAGAATGTCAATCCATTTAATGTTATTGTTTTTGTAGGTGGTATTCAATTAGATCCTGCATCTGATAACTGGGTTAGGACCATTTATATTGATGATAATAGAACTGAGTCTACTGGAGCAGAGTGGATACAAGAAGCAAGTGTTAATACAAACGTAGATCAAAAAACTGATACAGTAATTGAGACTTATAGAAAAGGTGGTAACAGAGGAGAAAAAGCTCAAAGAGCAGTAAACTATACAACAACAACTACCACAACTAGCACACAATACACCCCAAAATTAACAGGACCTTCTAGAGAATTTAATTATGTTGAAGATGTGAAAATTAGTGGAACTGTTGATCCATTTATGAGATCTAGAAATGTATATTTTAATTCTAATGGTTTGAGACCATTTACAAATCACTATCATTATTTGGACAGTCAGCAAGTTGATATTGTTCCAAAACTTTGTGAAATTAGTATGCAATCAGGAACATTTCAAGTTTTTGAGAATGCTCGTGTTTATTATGGGGGACAACAAATTGGTTATATGAGGATACAATCTCCAAATCACAAATTTGGAGATACCAGTAGACCAGATATTGGTGATGGGTTGGGATCACCTGCGGTTCTTGTCGAAGAATATAGTGTTGATCCTTATGATAAAACTAGACCAGCTCCTGGAACTTCTTATTCTGCAACATCAAAATTGATTAATTTTGGTGTAAGAACTCTTGCAACTGAAGAAAAATTCTATGGATATGTGACAAAAGATGCCACAGTTATTGGGGAAACAAGTGGTGCTGTTGCAACAATAACAAGAGCAGAATTAGTATCAGATAATTGGGGAGATATTGTCGCAAGTTTCTTCTTTAGAGATCCAAATTCAAATCCGCCTCCACCATATAAAGTTACTAGTGGAACAAAAACTGTAAAAGTTACTGCAGTTCCACCAGGTGTTACACCACTTCCAGGATCAACAGTATTTGCTAGTGAATCTGTAGGATCATATAGTGGATCTGGAACAATTTTAACTCAAGAAACAAGTAGAGTTGCAGTTAGAAACCCACCAAAACCAGCATCTAAACCAACAGAGGTTCAAGTTGAAATAAAGGCACCTCATAGAGATCCACTTGCACAATCATTTACTGTTGATGACAAGGGAATTTTCTTGACTTCATTTGATTTATATTTTGCAACAAAAGATCCTACGGCTAAGATTTTTATAGAACTTAGAACAGTTGAATTGGGAACTCCAACTTCAAATTTAGTTCAAGATTACACTCAAATAGCATTAAATCCAGATCAAATTAAAATTAATGATGCAGATCCTTTTGAACCAATACCAACAAATATTAAATTTTCATCTCCGGTATATCTAGAATCAGGAAAAGAATATGCAATTGTAATTCTTTCTCCCGCATCAGATGCCTATGAAATGTGGGTCGCTACTATGGGTCAAAAGACAGTTAGAACAAAAAATCTACCAGATGTTCAAAATGTAGTTGTTACAAAACAATATATTGGTGGTAGCTTGTTTAAGTCTCAGAATGGAACTATTTGGACGGCTAGTCAATATCAAGACTTAACATTTAAGCTGTATAAAGCAAAATTTGTTCCTTCTGGAACAGTGACTTTTTATAATACAGACATTACTCCAGGTGGAACAAATACTGCTACACTACAAAATAATCCAATAGAAGGTCTTCCAAGAAAATTACAACTTCCAATTTCTGGAACTCTTAATGCTGCTGTGATTCCTGGAACTAAAATAGGACAAGGAAGTAGTCCAAGTATTGTCGGTATTGTTGAAAATCTTGGTGGACCGATTGGAGTTTCAACAGTAGTTACGGTTGGTTCCGGTTATTCAGCAGGAACATATACTGGAGTTAGTTTATATTCCATTACAGGTAAAGGAACTGGAGCACAAGCAACTATCCAATTCTTGAATGGATCAATAAGAACATATTCAAACACAAGTAATGGTAGTGGTTATGTAAATGGTGAAATATTAGGAATAACTACAAGTAGCGTAGGATCTGGAAGTGAAGCAAAATTTGGAGTTCAAACAATAGGTGCCGCCAATGCAATCTATTTAACAAATGTTCAAGGAGAAAATTTTACAAATACTACATCAATTGTGTACTATACAAATCCCAATTCCGAGGCATCAAGAACAACTAGTGGTGCAACTGTAAATGGAACATCAAGTCTTATTGAATCCAAATATTCTGGAAATATTTTTAGAGTCAAACAATACAATCATGCACATCATGGTGGAAATAATAAAATTGAAATAACTAATGTTCTTCCAGATAGAGAAAAAACATCACTGACTGCTGGACTTGGAATAAATGATACTGTTGTATCAGTTGCAAATACAACTATATTTGGAACATTTGAAGGTATATCCACTAGTCGTGGATATGCATTAATGCAAAATGAAGTTATATCATATAGTAATATTACACAAGTTTCTGGTGATGCTGGAACTCTTACTATTGATGGCAGATCTTTAAATAATAGTGTTAAAACTGCACATGGTTCTGGAGAGTTTATACAACCATATGAGGTTAATGGTGTTTCTTTAATGAGAATTAATAAAACACATGATATACCATCTTCATACTACAATTTTGAAAGTTCAAATATTGATAATTATTTCTTAGAATTTGATAGGACATTACCAACCAATAGATCTGGTGGTGCTTCAATGCTTAATTTTTCTGCACAAACAGGATTTGGTGGAAATATTGTTAATGTTTCTCAAAATCACCAGTTTAGTTCTATTGAACCTCTATTTAATATAATTACACCGGGTAAAGGAACTGCTACATCATCTCAAATTAGAACTATTTCTGGAACTAGTGCTGGAGGACAAGAAGTTTCATTCCTTGATCAAGGGTTTGATCCTATTCAATTAAACACAACTATTCATTTCCCAACAGTAAGAATGGTTGCTTCTAAAATTAATGAGACTACAAGACTGACCACTTTACCATCTAATAAGTCACTATCATTAAAAGTTGAATTTAAAAGTGAGGATGAAAATTTATCACCGGTAATGGATATTCAAAATGCAACCTTTATTCTTGGTAGAAATAGGTCTAATAATCCTATTGATGATTATGTGAATGATTCTAGATCAAATAAAATTAATGGGGATCCACATGGTGGGATTTTTGTAACTCAGATTATTTCCCTGTCTCAACCAGCAACAAGTTTAAGAGTTCTTATTGCTGCAAACAGACAAGAAACTGCAGATTTTAGAGTTCTTTACAGACTATTTAAAGCAGACTCTACTGATATTCCACAAAGTTATACATTATTTCCAGGATATGATAATTTACTTGATACTGATGGTGATGGATTTGGAGATCTTGTTATTGACCCATTTAAAAATAGTGGTAAAGCAGATGCATTTGTAACACCTAATGATATATTTGGATTCACAGAATACCAATTTAGTGCAAATAATCTTGATCAATTTAATGGATTTTCAATTAAAATTGTAATGTCTTCCACAAATGAATCAACTCCAGTCAAACTTAAAGATTTTAGATGCATTGCCTTAGCATAAATATATGAATAATTTTTCTAACGATAATTTGATACCAGTTGATGGGCAAAATAATCTCTTTAGGGATCGCAATACAGGTGCAATTCTCAATAGTGACAAGTCTGGATATCTTCAATATAAAAGATTGAAAGAACAAAAACAAAAGGATAGGAATGAGTTGGAAAAAATTAAAAATGATATTGATGAAATTAAATTTTTACTGAGAGAACTTATAAATGGGTCCAAGTAAGATTAATAAGAAATTATTCAATCTATTGGATTTGATGAAGTATAAATATATTTTAGATCCTGAACTGTTTATAAATGGCAGAAATTAAGGTCAGAGTAGGACAACAACCCGCTATAAAGGTTATATCTTCACTCGCGGGTGCTCAAGGATTGTCTTTGTCTGAACTTAGTGATGTTAATGCAACAAATTTACTTGATGGGATGGTTCTTGTTTATAATGGTTCTACCAGAAAATGGGACGCTACATTAACCCTGACACCAGGGGCAACACAGAATTTAGACATCAACGGGGGAAATTTTTAAATGGCAAGTATTATCAGGATCAAAAGGTCCTCGGGTACTAACAAACCTTCTAGTCTAAATTGGGGTGAATTAGCCTACGTAACTGGTATTGGAAGTTATGGTGGCATTAATCAATATAAAGATAGAATTTTTGCTGGAGATGATGGTAATAATGTAAATCCTGTTGGAGGATACTATTATACCTCCATGATGGAGCATCAACCAGGGACTGTTGCAGGTGTTTCTAACACACGAAATAGTGATAATGGTGTTGTTGCAGTTCTTGCACCAGCAACGAATACTAACGATAGTTCATCATCGTTAAAAGTTGATCAATGGAATGTTGACAATTTAAGATTAGATGTAAATACATTATCATCAACTAATACTGATGGTGATATTATTATTGATCCTACTGGTATTGGTAGTATTATTATTCCGGATAATACATACTTAACTTTTGGTGACGATAAAAATGTAGCGATGCGCTACGATGAAGCAACTGATGATAGATTTGAAATTGAAGGCGCTGACTGGGCATTTGCAAACGGTGTAGCAATTAATATTGGTGATGTTACCGAATCAACCGACAAGGATACTGGTGCCCTAGTTGTTGAAGGTGGTGTTGGAATTGAGAAGAATCTTAATGTTGGTGGTGCGCTCAATATTGGAGGATATGCAATTTTTGATCAGGTTAAAATTGAAAATAATGTAATATCAACCATTTCTGGCAGTGAACTTTATTTGGACCCATATCCAGATGGATTGAGTAATGATGGGACTGTTATTATTAAAGGAAATCTTCAAATTGATGGCACAACAACATCAATAAATTCAACAACTGTTGATATTAACGATGCTATTATTGTTCTTGGAGATGTAACTAGCGTCAGAACAGTAATGACAACTGTTGTCGCTGGTGTAGGCACAATCAGATTAGATTCTGTTGTAGGAATTAATACTGGTGATGTTATAAGTGGTAGTGCTGCATTGTCAGGATCTGGGATTAATACGGTTACTGCATATGATACTGTCAATCAAATTATTACCCTAACTGATGTCATTATTTCTCCAGGAATTTCAACAACCACACAATTAACAGTTACTCACGCATTTGACACCAATACTGATCGTGGTATTGCTTTTAACTATAATACCAGTAGCGGAACTTCAAATAACAAGACAGGTTTCTTTGGATTTGATGATAGTTCTATTGCAGATAGCACTGTTACAACTTTAACTGATGTAACACATGCAGATGATAGCAGGAGATGGACTTATGTTCCCGACTCTTCTATTACTAATAGTGTTGTAAGCGGAACAAAAGGTTTCTTAGATGTTAAAGGTATTTACTACCAATCGGGAGATTTTAGTACTAATGGTGTAGTTTTCTTTGATGACACTGGTCTTCAGAGATCTACTAATGATCCATCATCCCCAACAATCACGTCAAAACAAATTTTGACTGCGATTACTGAAGTTAATTTAGTACTTGGGTCATCAGTAACTGTTTCTGTTGGAGATATTATTAAACAGGACACTACAAATGCTTATGGTGTTGTTAAGGTTGGTGGAACAGTTTCAACTTTAGTATTAGTTGGAGTTGAAGGAGTATTTACTAATACTTATAATTTACGAAAAGAAGGTAGTAATGGATCAATAGAGGATCTGGTTCAAATACCAATATCAGCAACAATCATATATACAAATAAACCAACTTGGACATCTACATTGGATGGAGGAACATTTTAACTTATGACAAAAGATAGTGAAGTAGATGTTAATATCTTAATGCGATTATATAATCAAAGATTAGCATCGGTAACAAATCAAAACATTTTATTAGAAGCAAAACTCCAAACTTTATCTGAAGATTTTGATCAAGAAAAAAGTCAACTTCTAGAAGCAAATCTAGAACTTCAAAATAAGTATGAGGAATTGAAAAAATCTAAAAAATTTGAAGAGTAGAAAAAATGGCTAAACCAGCAAGTAGACAAGAACTCATTGATTACTGTCTAAGGCGCCTAGGAGCGCCTGTGTTGGAAATTAATGTTGATGATGATCAAGTAGATGATTTAGTCGACGATGCCCTTCAGTACTTCCATGAGCGCCACTTTGATGGCGTTGAGAGAATGTATTTAAAGTATAAAATACAACAATCAGATATTGATAGAGGTTCTGCTAAAAATACCAACGGAGTTGGAATTGTAACAACGACTGGAACTTCAAATATAACTGGGTATGGATCTACATCTTTTAATTTTTATGAGACATCAAATTATATACAAGTTCCAGATTCTGTAATAGGTATAGAAAAAGCATTTAAATTTGACACTAGTTCCATTTCTGGAGGAATGTTTAGTATTAAGTATCAACTCTTTTTAAACGATTTATATTATTTCAACTCGGTTGAACTTTTACAATATGCTATGGTTAAGTCATATCTTGAAGATATTGATTTTTTACTTACAACAGATAAACAAATTCGATTTAATAAAAGACAGAATCGTCTATACTTGGATATTGATTGGGGAGCACAATCTGCAGGAAATTTTATTGTATTAGACTGTTACAGAATTTTAGATCCTAATGATTTTACAAAGGTTTATAATGATAGTTTCTTGAAAAAATATTTGACCGCATTAGTTAAAAGACAATGGGGACAAAATCTTATTAAGTTTAGAGGAGTTAAACTTCCTGGAGGTATTGAACTTAATGGTAGAGAAATATATGAAGATGCTGAAAGAGAAGTTGATGAGATCGTGAAGAGAATGGCAATGGATTATGAGCTTCCCCCATATGACTTTATTGGATAATGGCACTTAATCCCTTTTTTCTACAAGGAACTTCTTCTGAACAGAGATTAGTTCAGGACTTAATAAACGAACAGTTAAGGATGTATGGTGTTGAAGTTGTTTATATTCCAAGAAAATTTGTAAATAAAAAAACAGTAATAGAAGAAGTTCAAACTTCAAGGTTTGATGATAATTTTGCAATAGAAGCATATGTCAATACTTATGATGGATATTCTGGAGCAGGTGATATTCTTACAAAATTTGGAATGAGTTTGAGAGATGAATTATTAATTACAATATCTAAAGAGAGATTTGAAGATTTTATTGCACCATTTTTGGGAGCTTTGGATGATGGAACAGGAGAAGGAGAAGTTATTTTATCAACTAGACCAGAAGAAGGAGATTTAGTTTATTTTCCACTTGGACAAAGAATATTTGAAGTAAAATTTGTAGAACACGAAAATCCATTTTATCAATTGGGTAAAAATTATGTTTATGAATTAAAATGTGAATTATTTGAATATCAAGATGAAATTATTGATACTTCTATTGAAGAGATAGATACTCAAGTTCAAGAAGAAGGATATATTACAACACTAAAATTAATTGGTGTAGGCAGAACTGCAACAGCAATTGCATCTATTCAAGGATCAGTTAATTCTGGATATATAAAACAAATTTTTCTGAATAATGATGGTAGTGGATATATTTCAGCACCAATTGTTGCTATAAGCAGTTCTCCCACTGGACTATCTGGGGACAGAGCTACTGCGG